TAATAGTGCTATTTCTGTAAAACTTGAAATACCTAACGAATTCAATGTAGTTCAAAAAGAAATTCTATGGCGACAAAGTTTTAGTGTAAAAGTATCAGGTAATTCTTATACTAATGGTGTCCTTGAACCAAATAGACCTCTTTATGAATATGGATGCTTTGCTCCTCGTTCAAATGCTTTATCTAAAATTGTCAATACTGCTACTATCACTCTCGGTGGTTCATCTTATTCTATGACACTCGGGTCAGTTGTTGATATGCTTGAAAGATATAATACTGTTGCTCCTGAAAAATATAGAAGTCAATTATCTCCAACTTTCTTAGACCAATGTAATAATAATGATAGTCTTGTAGGTTCATCTCGTAATGCCTTGAATGGTTTTAAAGAAGGTGGTAGTGAGGATGTGATGGGAAGAAATACTGTGCCTTTTAGTGTATCTAAAAATAGTGCGACTGAATTTGATTTTATTATTCAACTTGAAGATTATATTCCTCTTTCTCCATTGAAAAGTAATATCAATCTTTCTGGCGGTGGTGGTGATTATGGTTTAACTCACTTAACCTCTATGAACCTTGACCTTACATTTTTTGCTGGTGCTTTGGGACAACGATTATTTTCATTTTCTCGTAATAGGGTTGGTGGAAATGTTCTAAATATCACTAATATCGCAGTTGAAGTTTTACAACCTGAATTTAGATATATTACTGTATCTACTAATATGGATGCTGTGCCTAATCTTGTCTATTATCCTCTTAAATCTATTGAAAGAATGCCTCAAACCTATAATATCCCTTATGGTTCTCCTGTGCCTCCATCTACTACTATATCATCACCTGTAATTACTGTATCTCGTATTCCTACTGCTGTGCTTTTTGCTGTAAAACCTACACAAAATATTATGTTGTATAACAATAGGGGTGATACTCCTGCTACATCATTAATTGATGGTTCTCAACGCTCAGACCATTTTACACGAATTACTAATATTCAAGTCAATTTTGATGGTGCTACACTTCTATCAAATTCTAAAACTTGTGATATTTATAAAATGTGTGCTGAAAATGGTTTGGTTGATAACTATGCTATTTTTAATGGTCTTCCTCTACCTTATGGTCTCAGTGCTGTTGATGGTTCAGGTAATTATCTACCTACTACATTTGTTCCATCTGGTGCTTGTGTTCGTCTTGAATTTGGGCGTAATATCTCACTTCGTCGTAATTTATGCCCTATGGTTTCATACAGAACACAATTTCAAATTTTCGCAACCGTTCAAAATTATGACCCTAACTGTGAAACTTATGATTTAATGACTGTGATGGCGTATGACAATATTATATCGCTTTGGGACACAAATCTTAGCGCTATCTCATACAGTCCATTAAGTGAAGCAGATGCCATTAACGCTCACAAACAAAATAATATGGTTCATAGTGATTTTATGCGAGACCCTCAACTTAATGGAACAGGTTTGTTTGATGGGGGTGTATCTAAAATTATATCTCACGCTAAACATATTCTACCTCACGTTAAATCATTTTATGATAGTTCAACTGGTAAGATGCTTAGAGGTAAATTAAAAGATTATCTCAAAGAAAAGGGACACGAAGGTATTGTTAATGCTCTTAATAGTGTTGGTTTTGGAAATAGTGGTGGTGCTGGAAATTCTGGTGGTGCTATGGTATCAAAATCACAACTTAAACATTCTTTACTTTAAATTATAAACTTTTTCATTAAATAATTATTATATATACTATATTATATATAATAATGAGTTCAAGTATTATTGATTTTGTTAATTGTCATACAGAGAAAAATTTAGGTAAAAATAAATACATTAATGATAAATTTTTTGATGTAAAAGAACTAAATGGAGAAAAAATATATCAAAATAATGTATTAGTCGCTACACAAACAGATATAAATGTATTACAACAAGAAATAGATAATATACCTTCTATTACAAATGCGTGGATTAATGGCGCAGGTCAAACATCAACAAATCATCAAATTATATATACTGATAATTCAGTAAATGGAGCAATATCAAGTGATAAATTATATTTTGATACAGTTGATAATTTAATTATTTTAGATGGATTACCAGTCCCTACAAGAAATGAAGTTAATTATATACAAGATGAAATTAATACAATTACAGGTGAAATTAATGATTTAAATAATAGTGTTTTAGGATTAACACATCGGGTTGATACATTAGAAACAACAACCGCATCACAACAGACAGCAATAGACGGTTTAGGAGTTTCAGTAAATTCAAATACAAGTTCAATTAATGATTTGGGAGTTTTAGTTAATTCTCAAGGTTCAACAATAAATGATTTAGGAGTTTCTGTTAATTCTCAACAATCACAAATAAACACATTAAATCAAAATGTGTTAGACTTACAAGAAGAAGACAGATTATTACAAACACAAATAAACAATTTAGCAAGTGATATAGATACAAATACAAGTAATATAGCAACTAATACAAGTAATATAGCAACTAATACAAGTTCAATTAATGATTTGGGAGTTGTTGTTAATAATCAAGGAACGACAATAAATAGTATAGGAGCATTAACAAACACAAATACAAGTAATATAGCGACAAATACATCAAATATATCAACATTACAAGGTCAAGTTTCAACAAATACAAGTAATATAGCAACTAATACAAGTAATATAGCAACTAATACAAGTAATATATCAACAAATACAAGTAATATAGCAACTAATACAAGTAATATAGCGACAAATACATCAAATATATCAACATTACAAGGTCAAGTTTCAACAAATACAAGTAATATAGCAACTAATACAAGTAATATAGCAACTAATACAAGTAATATAGCAACTAATACGAGTGATATTTCAACAATTAATTCAAAATTAAAACAAAATCTATACAATTATTATGTATCAAGTGTTTCAGGAAATGATACAACAGGAACAGGAGATGTAAATAATCCATATCAAACAATATCAAAAGTAATGACAGTTATTAACAGTCTCAGTATTGATACAAATGTTATAATTAATTTGAGTGCTGGAAATTATACAGAAAATGTAAGTATTACTAAACAAGGAGGTGGTGTTTCAATTGTTGGAGGAAGTTATAATATGCCTAATAGCGTTGTGATAAATGGTAATATAACATTTGATGTATCAACATCTAATTCATTAAATCTCGTAGCGTGTGGTATGAGTGGAATACAAGTTAATGGTGTGGTAGAAGTTAAAAATTCAACAAATAATAGTAATACAACAAATCTTTCAAATATGATATTTGTCGCCCCATTTTCAAAAAATTGTTTGTTAGTCTCAAATAGTGGTTCAGGGGTCAAAGGAGACACAAATATACAAAACTCTCAATTTTATATAAGTGATACAATTGGTCTTTTTTCATCTGGTGGAAGTATTAATTTAATAAGTTGTAATTTAAGTAATAATCCATTAGTAGCATCAGCAGTTCAATTTATAAAAATTCAAGGATTTGGAAGAATTAATTTATTTGGAAATACATTGATACAAGATAACACATCAGCAAGTTGTCCCGCAATTATTGAAATTAATAATGATAGCACTGTATCAAGTTCATCATCAATAATTTCTAATATAATTAAATTCACATCATCTACTGTTGGAGCATCAAAATTTTGTATATTATTTAGTAATAGTTCATCAAGCAATACATATAATATTTTTAATAATACTCTTATTACTTATACAAATATAACAAATGGAACACCATTAAATTATGTATGCGTCCAAAAAACAGGAGCAGGAGCATTAGCAATAATTTACGGAGGCAATTTAGGAAGATTAACAAATTCATTTTTTCAAATAGCATCGGGAAGTTATACAAAAACAGCATTAATAGCAAGTGTTTAAAAAATGATACTATTTTATTTTAATATTAATTATTTTTTGTAATATAATAAATAATATTAAGAATTATAAAAATTATTTTATATATATATATATATATATATAAATGAGTTCGTCAATTATTGATTATTTAGACAATGGTAAATATGTTAATGACAAAAATGTAAGTATAAGGTCATTAGTATTAAAAGATAGTTCTTTAACCGTTGGTTCTGCTCTTACTGTTGATGTTTCAGGTAAAGTTGTATCATCATCTTCACCATCATTTTTTTCAGTTCTTCAAAATCAACCAATTAATATTCCAAATCAAAACAATGGAGGTGTTGTATTTAATACAGTTCAACCTGATAGTGTCGGTAGTGGGACATTATGGGCGTATAATGTAGCAAGTGGTGTTTTAACTGTATTAAAAGGGGGTTTATTTTTGTTAAATGTTAATATTTTAGCAACACAAAATGGTATGGATAATGGTGGAGCAATTACTATACAAGATACTCAACAAAGTGGCGGTGCTTTTGGTGCTATATTTCCTTCTGATTTTACAGGTATTACTGGTCCGTTATCATATTCTCGTGTTCTTCGTATCGCTGATAATACTAATTTTGCTGTGAGGTATAGCAATAATAAAAATAGCGGTCTTTTAATTTTTCGTTCTGGTAGTTGGACTTTAACACAATTGAGTTCTTAATTAACATAAATAAGTTCTTAATTAACATAAATAAATTCTTATTTTTTTATTTTAATTTTATAATATAATATATATATATATATATACTATGTTAAATATTATGAAGTATGGAGGAGACAAAAATGATGAAGAGGATAATATTCCACCACCGTCAAAAAAACTAAAAAATAGTAGTTGTTTCAATGGTTTTTTTAGAATGAAAAAAGGTGAATTAAATAAAATAGTTAAAGATGTTTATAAAAATAAAAAAATTCCAGTTTCAAAATTAAGAAAACCACAAATTTTATGTGTATTAATGAAATTACATAATCTTGAAAATCCAAAAGATTATGAATTAGATGAAAGTGATTTATCTTGTTTTAATAATTATATTAAAATGAAAAAAAGTGAATTAAATAAAGAATTGAAAAAATATGACCCATCAATAGCAGTATCAAAAATGACAAAACCAGAAATTTTGTGTAGTTTAATGAAATTATATAATAGTGATAAAATAGATAAAATTACTCCTGAAAAAGACCCTATGAAACCAAATAAGAAAAAACCAAAACCAGAACCAGAATTACCAAAACCAAAACCAGAACCAGAATTACCAAAACCAGAACCAGAATTACCAAAACCAGAACCAGAATTACCAAAACCAGAACCAGAATTACCAGAACCTAAACCAGAACCTAAACCAAAACCAGAATTACCAAAACCAGAACCAAAACCAGAACCAGAAGCACTTATTCCAGAAATACCAAAAGCAGATAAAGATATTCCAGAATATATGAAAGATGATGTAAAAATTTCAAATGTTTTTCAAGTAGATTATAATATAAGAGAAGAAATATATCCTTTAAAACTATATTTTGAAAAAAAAAAAGAAACATTTTTGAAAGATAATAAATTAGAACATACTTATACATTTAATGAACTTAGAAAAGTATTAAAAGATAAATATCAGATTAAAGTATCAGATAAACAAGACGCATATGAGACGATTGATAAATTATTTGATAAATATATTATGTATTCGGATACGGATAGAAGTAAATATGAAAAAATGAAAAAGGATGAATTGATGTTAAAAGATTTAGAACCTCTTAAAGAACAATTAGAAGAAGAATGGAATAAAAAATATACTATTTTAAATAAATTATGGTATAAACCAAGTTTTGAATATAAAGAGAACTTAAATAATTTTTATGCCTCTTTTCCTGACAAAAAATCAAAAGAAATTTATAAAGAATTATATGAAGAAGCAGTAAGATATTATCCTTTAATTTTTGTAAATTATATACCAAAAATACCTTATTTTAGATTATCAGAAAAACAATTAATTAATCCAGAAACACCACAATTACCAAAAGATGAAAAAGAAGCAGAAAAAGAGGATGAAAATATAGCAGAACAAATTAAAAATAATCTCAAATTTATTAAAGAATTAGAAAAAAGAGGACAAACTAATATATTACCATCATACGATGGATGGTTTTATTTACAATATATATTAACAATAATTTTTAGTGAAAAATATAATACAAACTGCCCTTTATTACCAATATTAACAGATTTTAAATATAATCCATCAAGCGAATTAACAGGAACACCTTTAATATACGCAACACGGGCGAGTGAATGTATAAAAAAAGGAGAAAAGGTTTTAATTATACCTTTAACTATGCCTCATCACGAAAATATGGTTATTATTAAAGTTGATACACGAGAAGTTTTAAGATTTGAACCACACGGAGAAGGAACAAGAAAGGGGGGTGTTATAACTAATAATTCAAGAAAAGTAGATAAATATTTAACACAATATACAGATGAACTAAATAAAGTATTAAAATTAAAAGAAACACCATTTAAATATATACATCCAGAAGAAAGTTGTCCCAGAGTTTCAAATCAGTATAAAAAAGGATTTCAATCATTAGAAGGTAGATATGGAAAAAAAGAAAAAAGTGAAGGAGGAGGATATTGTCAATTGTGGTCTTTCTTTTTCGCGGAATGCGTTATATCAAATCCAGATATGCCTTTTAATATGGTATATAAATATGCGTTAGAAGCGTTAAGAGATAATCCAGAAACAGCAAGAAATATTATAAGAGGATATTTTCACGAAATTAATGAAAAAATGCGAGAGTTTTCAGGTGTGCTACTAAATTATGTAAAAAATATACCTAAAATAGATAGGAAATATAATAAAGAAATGAAATCAGGGAAAACAAATGTTTTAATTTTTGATTATATCAATAAAAAGAAGGAAATACTTAATAAAAAACCAGATGTATTTAAAGGAACAGGTAAAGATAAAGATAAAAAATTTATTATGCCTGATGTAATGTATGGAAAAGGAGAACCCAAATTTATTATGCCTAAAAGTATATATGGTGGTGGAGTTGGATGGTATGGAGCAAAAAATTTTACTAATGTTGATAAAAATAAATATGTAGGGAGATGGTATGGAACGAAAAATTTTACTAATGATGATAAAAATAAATATGTAAGGAGATGGTATGGAACGAAAAATTTAACTGATAATATGAATGATTTTTTAAAAAATTCGGTAAAACCAAAAGGAAAGGAAGATATACAAGCAGTTATATTTAATAAGAAAAATAAAAAAAATCACGATGAGGAATATAGGAAAGATTTTCTAAAAAGTTTAGGTATTAAACCATTAAAAAAAGTCCATATAACAGGTAAAACTGATAAAGATGGATTTTATAGATATAGAATAAAAGAACCTAATGAAAAGTATGATTATAGAACTAAAAAATTAAAAAATGGTATTGAAATTATATATTTTCATCAAAAAAATAAAAATAGTTTTAAATTTTAGAAATTGCGGAGAAATCTACAAATATATTTATAATAAAAAAAATTTATCCCCGCAAATTCTAAAATTTTATTTTAAAAGGTTAAAATAAAATGAATAAATTATTTTGTGAGATTTTTGAAAGTTTTTTAAATTATTAATTAGAACCTAATATATATATTTCTCGTTCCCCCATAATAACCATAGGTGTCATATTAAATATACAAACCCATCTTCCTTTCATACTTAATATTTTTTTGATATTTTCTTTTGAAATACCTAAATATTTGTTTAGAGCATTTTTGTGTTGAATTGATACAGAATTTAAAAAGAATACAAATGAAGAACAAGATAATAACATCACCTTTGTTGTTTGTCCGTCAGTCGCACAATGAACCGTTTGAACGATACTGATATGTTTTTTTCTCGCATTTTGGATAGAACTATTCATTAAATGATATAGTTTTTTCTTTAAAAATCCATTTTCTTTTGTATTTTCTAAACAGTCTATATCATCAAAAGCAAGTAATGAATGGTCTGGTATATCACTCCATTCTAATTCACTCTCAACAAACTTATCTAATGGTATTCTTTTTACTAAATCATCAATAAGTTTATCTGTATTACTTTCACTCATCAAATACACTTTATTATCTTTATAAATTTTCTTATAATTTTGTATATATTGTTTCAAATAATAACTTTTTCCTGCACCTGCCTTAGCACTCACCATAACTATATTTGTTTGTGTTGGGTCATTAGTTGGTAGTTCTTCAAAATACTCATCATCACCTAATTTAATATGTGTCGTTATATTATCTTGTTCTTTTTCATTATGATATGTTTTACAACAATTATCACAACATTTCTTTTTACATTTTCCTTCATTACAAGTATTACAACATCTTTTCTTTTTATCATATAAATGTATAATCTTACCATTATTACCACTACTTTTACTTTTTATAACTGCTAAACGCTTTCCACATTCAAATGAAAATGTATAATTATCTTCCATTTTATTATATATATATTACATAATAAAATAAATATATTAAATTAAAAAAATTAACTAAAAAAATATATCAAAAATATATTAATCATCTTTTCCATATTCTCTCTTTACTTTTCTATATGGGTCAAGGGTATTGAGTGCTGTATTTAGAATAGGTTTCATAATTGGTCCGACGATTGGTATATAACTCGCTACATCTGGTATTCTATCTGCTAACCAATCAAAAATATTACCTCCTTTAAATCCTGCTCCTTCTAAGGTTGCTTTATGTTTTTTAATTATTTTATCAATACTTTCTTTATTATCTCTATGTTTTTCTAAATCTTTAAGTAATGATTTCATTTTTTTTAAATGTGATTTATCTCCACCTTTTAAAGTTCCTCTTGTCATAGATGCTAATTTATCTTTATTATATAAAGTTGGGTATTTAATAGCATTCTTTCTTTCATATTTTTTAACTGGTCTCATTTTTTTTCCACCTTGTATATCATCTAAAATAAATGGTTCTTCACCTGACCCTATATTATACATAGGTAGGGGCGCACCACCACTTAAATATTCATTAACTGATAAAATAGGTCTGCTTACTGTCTCATTCATATCAGTTAAACCTGTATTAGTGTAAAATCCTACTGGATAACCTAAAAGATTATAATTATTTCCTCCACCTAATTGATTAATTCCTGCTCCAATTTGATATAATCCTGATTTATACATATATATATATTATATTAAGAAATTAATTATTATTATGAATTATTTATTATTGTTATCATTAATATATGCTTTTAAATGATTACATACATCAACAATATTATCAATATTACTTAATATATGCTTATATTGTCCGTCTAAACTCGTATCAATTACTAAATTTGAAACACTATTTTTATTTTTGTTTTTAATATGTCGTTTTGATTTGTAGTGTGTATATATATAATTTATTTTGTGTTCTGTTCCACATTCTAAACATTTTTTAACTTTCATAAATTTTTTATTAGGTTCAATATCTGTCATTTTTATATTATAATATATATATAATATAAAAAATATATAAAATTAAATTATTTAATCATTTTTTTCAACACTTTCATCCTTTTTAATATTCTCTTTATAATATTCTCCAATAACCTCTTTTAACCATATATCAAGACCAACTAAACGCTGGGTTAGACTATAATTTTCTGCTTTTAGTTTTCCTATTAAAATTAAAAGTTCATCCTTGTCTTTATCATAATGTTTAAATACTTCTTCTTCATCTAATTGAATATTAATGTTTTCAGGTTTAATATCCATAAACAGTTTTTCTATCAATTCACACATAAATATATATTACATTTAGAAAATTATTTTTAAATTTTATATTATTTATATATTATTTTTTTTATATAGTATAATTATATATGAAAAAAGTTGTTGTTAATCAAGAAGATATTAAACAATTAAGAAAACAAAAGGTTTATGATATACAATATAGTGATGATGTTATTGAAGCAGTTAATCTAATTAGTTATAGACATTCAAAAGTATCTCATTTCGGTAGTTCATTATTTTCTAATCTTATTTATGCTGGTGATATTGATTTAATAGAAGAAGTTGATGATATAAATGATATTCCTAATATAATGAAATCAGTTGTTGATAAAATTACATCACGAGATGATTATAATAAAAAATATTTTTTAGGTGATATTAAAAGTGGTAATAAACGAAAATTTCAACCATTAGACAAACATATTGGTATTATTAAAGATGGTGTAATTAAAGGTTATGAACCTAATTTATTTGAATTATTTAATAACAAATATAAAGAATTAGAATTTACAGATATTCCACAATTAAATGATAAGGATTTACTTCCTAAATGGTTAAATTTATATAAAGAATTACATAAAGCAATCACTATAAGATGGACGCCTGATGAAATAAGTAAATTATATAAAACAGATGATGGACTAAATTTAATAAAATTAAAAGATGCGGTATATACAAGTAAATTAAATAAAATTGATATGTATTTCTTTTGTGAAAGTAAAGGACGATTTACAGAAATTACAAATGTATTTTTTTCACAACCTAATACGCCTAAAAAAGAACAACAATATCAAATTGGATTAAATGGATTACAATATTATTATCTAAAACCACAAAATTTATTAAAATATCTAAAACGATATTATTCGTATGAAAGACAAAATAAAAATTGGAAGTTTATGAAAGTTGTGAGTGAGTTTTTAGATGGTAATGTTAATATGTTGAATAGTTGTAATACAGATTTAGGTGTATTAGTTGATATGTTAGAATATGGTTATAGTGTAAATTCTAATTTAAATTATATACACGCTCATATAATGAATATTATTAATAGATTACAGAATATATTTGAAATTGATATACCTAATCTTATTTTTGAAGATATAAAAAGTATTATAGATATGAGAGATAGTGAAAGTATTATAAATATTATTGAACCAATTCGTGAATATTTTATGTTAAGAATAAATGAAAAAACATTAGAATTTATTAATAAAATTAAAATTCCAATTTTACAATTATAAAAATTATTATATACATATATATATATATATAATAATGTCATTTCCACCATATCCTGAAAAATTTAATACTTTTTATAACACTGGATACAAGCAATTCTGGGGTTCGGGTTTTCCCTATATTAAAGATGATTTTGTAGGCGGTGTTGCTGGATTACAATATCCAAGTGATGATGAAGAAAAAGTTAGACAAAAACCTGTAATGGATTTACAAAATGTTGTATCTGGTTATGGACGAGGCACTGGGAGACCTAAAAAAAAAGGTAAAGGTTTTTTGAGTGATATGATAGGCACAGTAGGTTCAACATTAGGAGCAATAGGAAAACCAATTTTTGAAAATGTCCCCGCACTAAAACCATTCTCTAAATTATTAGGAGATAATAGTTTATATGGTTTAGCATCAAAAGGACTAAAACATATAGGATTAGGAAAAAAAAAAAGAGGAGGGCGAAAAATGCTACCCGAAGACCATCCTATGTATGTCAAAGGGAGTGAAAAAAAAGAAGAGAATATAGAAGGCGGATGTATGGATTGTGGAGATAGTAAAATGGAGAAAATGAATGGTGGGCGTAGAAGACGTAGAAAACCTAAAAAGGTAAGTGAAAAAGATGAAATGGAAAAAATGAATGGTGGGCGTAGAAGGAAAAAGGTAAGTAAAAAAGGTGGAGATAAAAAAGCGATACGTGTTAAAGATGTTATGGAATATAAACATAAAAATGATGTAAGTTTAAAAGATGCTTGGAAACACTTTAAGGGGTGTTAGATAATATTTTTCTTTTATGTTTTTCGCTGTTTAAATGTCTATTTTTTGATACATAACTAAATGAACCATTACATATTTCACATTTTGATTTTTCTTTTAGTTTTACTAATAGTTTATCTTTATTTTTTAGATAATATTTTTTTTGATATTCTATATTATTAAATTCTTTTTTAATAGCATTTTCTTGTATTGTTTGAATTTCTTGAAGGTCTTGATTTTCCATTTTTTATATATATTATATATAGAAAATAAATTTTAAATCTTTTTAAATATTAAATTTTAATTAAATATTCTATTGGTATAAAATAATAAAGACTTTTTTTATCATTATAGTCTATTCTTTGTTTTCTAACAAATTCATTTAATTCAAATTTACTAAATACATCTTTATCATATTCTATATAATATAATCCATCTATAAAATCAAATAAAAAAATTTGTTTTTTATCTTCCATAATTTTATTATATGGTATTAGTGTTGTAGGATATGTTTTATACTTATTATTACGAGTTTTTAATTCATAATAATATGTATCTCCTTTAAAATCATATCTTGACACAGCAGATGATGATTTTTTAATATTATCATTAAAATGTTTTTCTATCTTAATTAATACAACATCTTCGTTCTTAGTTCCAAAAGAATAATCATTTTTAAAACTTGACATTATTATATATATATTATAATTAGAAAATAATTTTAAAAAGATTTAAAATATTTTAAAAAAAACTATATATTTTTATTTTCTTTTTTTAATTCATCATTTTTTGTATCTTTGTGTTTATGATGATGATGATGATGATGTTTATGTTCTTTTTCAATAATTGTATTATTACAACACGATGACACACAACTATCTTTTATTGATAAATCCCTAAAAAATTGTCTTACTTTATCACAGAAAGATAATGACATTATATATAATTTATTTAGATTTTTTTTTGAATGGTGATAAATTCTTATTACCTCTTATGATTTGTTTCTTTTTAATTTGTTGTTTTAGATTTTGTTTATCAATCTCATTAACAGTCAAAGGTGTCATACTATTAATTCTAACAGTTGGACGAAAAGTTGGATATGGTTTATCAGGACTAATATTTTCCCATTTTTCCTTATACCATCTTTTTAAATTTTTAGGTTTATTATCATCAATATATGTTCCTCCATTCCTTTGATATAATTTTTGGATAAAACCAGATTTAAAGGCACTACTCTTTTTATATATTGTATCTGCGTGTTCTTTTACTTTTTGATATAATTCAGGATTTGCTACAATAGGCATAATATATTATAATGTAATATATTATTTTTACCATAATAGTAAATCACTAAACCATCCAGCACTATATTTTTTATGTCTGTCATTTTCGTGGCGTTTTTTATAATTTGCTCTTTTCTTTTCATCCAGATTATTATAATCTTTGTATAGATGTAATTTATCAAAGTACTGAGAAAACGGTGTCCCATTAGGATGAATAGCACCAAAAGAAACAATATATTTACCTTTATAAAATACATCATATTTTTTTAATTTTCTTGTAGATTTCCTATATTCAAAGTCGTTTAAATTGATATTCATATAATATATATTTAGATTTTAAATATTTTTTTTAGAATTTGCGGAGATAATTTTTTATTATTATAAATATATTTGTAGATTTCTCCGCAATTTCTAAAAAATAAAATATTTTACAATAATATATTAATGGTTGAAATTATATTATTATGTATTGTAGGTTTTGGTGTTTTTGCTTATTTTTTTTATGATAAATTTAAGTTTTCTTTTTGATATATGTTTCTAACATCATATTAGCACTGCTTCCCATCTTTTCCGCATCTTTTTTTAGTTCTTCAACATTGAATATAGGATACTTTTCACTAATAAATGAATGTCTAAAAATATTAACCCCTGCTTTCTTACCCCATATACGCTCTAAATGTTGATTTAATTTTATTGAGTTCATCTTCTTATTTTGACTATCAACTAATAAATATTTATGTGGATTAACCTTAATAAATTTCTTTATTAACATTAATAACACTTTCGGGACTTTTACTATCTGTTCGCCTTTTTTATCACTTCCTTTATATTTATTAAAATGAAACTCATCTTTCTTTAAATAATTATCAGTTTTCTCATCTATATCACTTATAACAAAATCAACCCAATCAACTGCCCTACGAGGTGGTATATAAATACCTGATGTTAATGATACTAAAATTAAATCTTGTAATTTTTGATATTCCTGTTTTGTTAGACTTTCTTTATTCCATAAACCTCTAACACTTTTAATCATCTCTTCAACTTTCTTCTTAACATCATCTTGACTAACCCAATTCTTCTCTTGTGCTTCTGTCTTATTCTGTTTTAAGTTTTCACTTCTATAATGTTCGGCATCATCCATCATCGCCTTTTTATATTTCATATTATGTTTATCATCTGTAATAGATATTAATGATGAATATATTGTTTTTCTAATATTAGGTTTAACATCTTTCAAATGTTTAATAATGTCATCTTCTTTTTCAAACCAGTTAATATTAAACTCATCATCATCTTTATGAAATTTCTTAAATAAATTTTTTAAGATTGATGTGTATGTATTAATACTATTTTGTGAAATTTTAGGTCTATTCTTTTTGATATCCTCCTTCAACTTTGAAACATCCATATTTTATATATATATATTATATATAAAATAAATTTTAATATTAATATTTATTTTCTAAATTAAATAATATATTATATAATGTATTTACTTGTTTTAACTATTTACGATGATGATTATAAAAATAGAAATAATGATATTATATATAGACATTGTAAATCAAAGAAGAAAGCAGAACAAATAGTTATTGATTTAATATATGAATATCTTGATGAGTATTACGCAGGAGAAAATGAAAACTTAAAACAAAGAAACTATTATACGATGGATAATATTAATGATTTATTAACAATGATTAGAACAACATATATAAAATGTAAATTTGATTTTTCTATTAATCAAATATAAGTCATATATGTATTAATATTTATTTTCTAAATAAAATAATATAAATGGTTGATATAAGAACAACAAACAAAATATTTAAGGAATTAAACTTAAATCCTAAAATGATTAGTAAAAAAGATTTTCATTTTGGTTTCAATGCTGAAATGGAACATAGAAACATTACACACGGTGATTATGATATTACAAGTAAAATTGTAATAGCACATTTAGAAGAGATACCAGATTATTATAAAAGATTAAAAAAATTAGAAAAGAAAGCAAATAAAGAATGGAGTAATAAGGATAAGAATATATATTTATAAATATAAAACATTATTTTGTTTTCTTTTTGTATAATCGTATGTTCTTCTTACATATAATACATAAAAGTTTTTCACATTTCATTTTAATTTTAAACATTTCTATATATATTATATTTAGAAAAAAAATTTAAACTTAATATTAATTTCAACCATTTATATATATTTTAACTTAATGTTAATATAAATGTATGGTTAAACCTTAATTAAAAATTTTTAATTAAGTTAATCTATGTCTTAATGCTTAATATTTAGTTAATATTTAATATATTAAATAAATATTTATGATTATAATTAAGTTTATATTTAAATGTCATTAATAAAATCTACATTACTAATTAATTCATCAATCTTTTTGTTTTCAATTTTTTTATCTTTTATCAAATTAAAGAAGTTATTACCACTTAATTTATAACTGATAGGTTTTTTAGTATGACTATCTTTTTTTTCAATTGTAAAATAACAACCACTCCAATTAGTAATACATCTTTCAATATATGGAAGGAATGTTTTATATTTATATTTTTCATCTACCTTATCTTTTGCTGTATCATCAAAATCAAATATGTTAGATATCTTTTTACGGTTCTGTTCTATATATGGTATTAATGTTTCTATATTTTTTCTGTCTATTATAGTCTCATTATCAAATGTATTTTTAATTTTCAATACATCAACAAACTTATTTATTACTGATAACTTTAAGAAATGTCCCTTAATCATCTCTTTACAATTATTACTATCATAAAGTTCGTCATTAATCAAATCAATATAACTTTTATGTTTCTCATCGTATGCTCTTTGTAAATATTGTTTTGTATGAGTATTTATATATCCATTATAAAAATTCTTTGCTTGTTCTTCAATTGATAAATCTTTCTTAATCATCTTTTTATAAAAATATTTTTCTTTTATAAGTTTGTCTTCACTTGATGCTTTCATAAGTTTTTCTTTCAAAATATATTCTTCAATATCATTACAATCAATATCTAATATATCATTATATTCTTTTATAATCTTTTCTAATTTTTCATCTTTAATATTTTGTAATTCTTCTTTATCTTTCTTATCTTGTTTCTTTGTTATAGTCTTTTCTTTGGTCTCAACTGGTTTCTCATATTTATATCCACATTTATCTAAAAATTTGTAATACATTTTTTCATAATGTGTATTTGATACATACATTTCAAAAAGATTAAAATAAATAATTTCTCTTAATGGTTTTGGTGTTTCATCAAATTTTTTTAATGTATCATTCATTATTTGTAATGTATATGTTTTTTCGTCATCCTTTTCTTCACTAATAAATCTATTAACTTCATCAATACATAGTTGTATCTTTTCTTTATTGTAATTTTCAAAATTATCTAATGATAAGTAATAAACATCATCTCTATTTTTTTTCATATTGCGTTTTGTTTCAGGTAATGAAAAATACATTTTATTTTCTTTAATATGTCTCACTCTCATCATCATTTGAAACATATCACGGACACTACAAGTTGGAAAGGGGCATAACATATATACATTATCAAAATCATTTTTTACACTATAAGAACATCCTATTGTGTTTGTCGGTGTTGTGCCTACAAATGACGCATTTAACCAAGTTGTATTAATTTGTTTAAGACTATCTTTAAACATTTTGTCATCTCTTTTATAACCACCGAAATACATCAATGATTTATTAAATTTTTCAGGCATAAATTTACGACCAGCATCAATTAATTCTAATTGTTTTTTTGTTGAACTACATATATATGGTTTTTTATTATTTGTAATTTCATTTATAAGTTGTTTTTCTAAATCTTCATATGTTAGTCTTACAGCATCTCTTTTTATAGGGGCAGTATTATTTTTTATTAGTGTAATAGGTTGTTTGTATGATTTAATAAATCTAATGGTTCTATTTGTTAAAAAAGCATCAGCACATACAACCTTTTCAGCGTTTTTGATTAATATATCTAATTTATTATAACAATCTAAATATTTACTCTTCATAGTTGGACTACTAAATTGATTTAATATTGCTTCACTTTCATCTAAAAATATACATTGATAATTATTATCAACATTTATTTTTTGGATACTTTCTACACTAATAATTATTTTTTTTGATTTAGAAATATTTATTTTATCCTTATCATTCTCGTCTAATAAAGCATCTGTATAATTATCAATTTCAAATTCTTGACTAATAAATAAACTAAAAGATACTCTTGGTGATAAAAATAAATATCTTTCGTATTTTTTTTCTTTTATCATTCTCTTTATAGCGGTTGTTTTACCTCTTCCTAAATAAGCATATAAAATCATAAATTTATTATCATCTAAAATATTTTTTTCATCTTGTGTTCCTTCTTGACTTACATATTCACTTTGTTCTTCTATAACTTTAATATCATCTAATTCTAAATCAAAATAAACTCTAAAAAGTTCTTCTTCTATATTGAAATATTCAGGGTGTGCTTTTTTAGCAAGTCTTTTTAAGGTATTAATATTAAAGGTTCTTCCATCAATTTTAAATTTATCAAAACCATTAATAATAGTATCATCATTATCTGTTTTTTTACCTAATAAACTCCATTGCGTCCAATCATCTTTTATACCATTTGACCCACGGATAGCAAAACCGATATTTAAAAAATCTTGATATGATGGTGTATTATTAGGTATTAAATATAAATATCTTTTATATAATGGTAGATTTTTTAAGTCCATATATGTCATATTCTTTTTTGACATTAAAGTGTTATCTTGTGTTAAAGTAAAAACAAAATTACTAAAATGTTCGGTTGATGTTTGTGTTTTAGGTTCTTCATCATCTTTTTTAGTTTCTTTTGTTTCTTTTTTCTTGATTTCTTTTATAGGTTTTTTCATTTGTTCTCCTTTATCTTGTATCATCTTTTTAGTGATTAAAACTTTACTATTGAGATTATGACATATAAGTGTATCTAATACATCAATATTTTTAGTTGGTAATAATTTAAATGATTTGTATATTTTTGTTTGGTTAATACATCTAATTAATTGATAGTTAGCATAAGGATGTAAATCCATAATACCTTTTTGTTTATCATCTTCAACAAAAAATAATTTATCAAACATTTTCTTCTCATTATCATTTAATGGATTTGTAAATCTATTGTTGATGTATATAATAAACATTTTTTGTTCTTCAACATTATTGAATTTAATAGATTGATAAATTAAATGGTTAGAAAATTTATTTTTTCTACTACTATTTAATATAACAATGTCTTCATCAGTTATGAATATATCAAAATCGTTAATTAGAATATGTGCTATTGCTGTCATAAAAAAAGTTCTTAGAAATGTATCATCTTCTCCATCTTTAATTGGTGCTTCTAAATCAAAATATAATTTAGTCTCTACATTTGGTTTAATCATTTCATACATATTATGATTGTCATTTAACAACTTTTTCAAATGTTCTATTTTTGATTTTTTAATACAAAAATATTTTTTAGTAATTGCTCCTTCTTTTACAAGTTCGTTAGTATCTATTGTATATATATCTGCGTTTTGATGGTCTGTGCCTAATAAAAAATAATCATCAACATTATCAATATCTTCTAATAATAAATTTCGTTGATGATATATTTTACAATACTTTTTTATGGTCTTTACTGCTTCTTCCTCGGGTCTATTCTTATAAGTTTGATTTTTGGGTAAAACAATTTTAGGCATTTTTCTATATATATTATAGATTTAGAAAATAATTTTTAAAACATTTTTAAATTAAGTTTTAAAAAATAGAATTCTTATATATTTAAAACTTTTTTTTAGAATTTGCGGAGATAAATTTTTATTATTATAAATATATTTGTAGATTTCTCCGCAATTTCTAAAAAAATAGAATTCTTATATATTTAAAACTTTTTATTAATTTTAAATAAATATATTAAAAAAATTATTGGTCTTCATCATATTTTTCATTTACATTTAGTGTTCCATTATGATATCTTTTTAACCATTCAAAAGTATATTTATACATATGAATGGCTATTTTATAAACAATATCATTTTGCTTATCTTCTGGGTAATCACAACCATATTTTTGTATATAATCTCTAAATTCAATATCTTTAAATTGTTTCATATGTTCTATAATACCCTCATATTGTCCTCCTTCTTCTATTATATAAGCATATTTATCTTGAATTTTTGCGAGTTGTTCTGCTCTAAAAAAAATTTTATTTTCTTCTTCTTTCTCTTTTTTATACCATATTTTAAATTGTTCTAATGTGTTAAATTTATCGTCTTCTTTAATATGTATTCCCATTATATATTTAGATGATGTTCTAAAACGTTTAAAAATATCAAAATAAAACAACATAAAATTAATTTTTCTATCATCATTATTTTTAAATTTTTGAAATCTTGTTTTTAATTCTTTCATAAAATTTGATGTAAAAAATAAATAATCGTTTGAAAATTTCATTTTATATGTCTTAATAAAATCTTTTTTTAAATCAGTAATGTCCCAGTTTTCAGAATTCATTTTATATTATTGGTTTAGAAAATAATTTTTAAAACATTTTTAAATTAAAATTAGAATTCTTATATATTTAAAACTTTTTTTTAAATTAAAATTAGAATTCTTATATATTTAAAACTTTTTTTTAAATTAAAATTAGAATTCTTATATATTTAAAACTTTTTTT